GGCTTGGAATTTGATACTCGTGTACAACAAGGCCCTATAACTGAAGACATGCCAAAGAAGCAGACTAAGCCAACAGTTGAAGCATCGTTATTCGCTATGGCAGACGAACGCGACTATTAGAAAGTAAGATATGTCAGAAGACAATTTCCTACAGCCTGCAGACGACACAACTATACCCGTTCAATCCCCAGATGAAATGCTTCCGGGGTTGGCAGGGTACGTTCGACGCAAGTTTGAAGAGGCTGAGAACGGACGTTTCTCCTACGAGCAACGTTGGTTACAGGCTTTTAAAAACTTTAGGGGCATCTACGATTCGACTACGCAGTATAGAGATTCCGAAAGGTCACAGGTATTCGTAAGAGTAACCAAGACCAAGGTTCTTGCCGCGTATGGTCAGATTATAGATATCCTGTTTGCTAATAAAAAGTTTCCACTCGTTGTAGAACCAACTCCTATGCCAGAAGGTATAGCAGAGTTTGCTCACATGGAAACTCCTCTAGACCAAATGTCAGAAGACCCCTACGGGTTCTCTGGGGATGGCAGGGAGCTTACTCCCGGAGCCTTAGGTGCTGAACCCTCTAAGGATTTTCTTGGTGGTCTAGAACAGTCTATGGGGCAGTTGCCACTAGCTGAAGGACCTAGCAAGATAGGCGAACCACAGATTAGCCCAGCACAGAAGACAGCCCTGAAGATGGAGAAGTGTATTCACGACCAACTTCTCGACACGAATGCGGTCAATGTTTTCAGGAGTGCAATCTTTGAGTCGGCTCTTCTAGGTACAGGAATTGTAAAAGGACCTTTCAACTTCAACAAACGTGTTCACAAGTGGGACAGAGACGAGAATGGTGAACGGGAATACCAGCCATATGAAAAGTCTGTACCACGTATAGAAATGGTATCTGCTTGGGACTTTCATCCAGACCCTGCGGCTACAAACATCGATGACTGTGAATACGTAATAGAGAGACATCGATACAATCGTCAACAACTTCGCTCTCTAATCAAGCGTCCCTACTTCATAGCGGAGAACATAGAAGAGTGCCTAGCAAAAGGCCCCAACTATGAGGACAAGTACTATGAAGATACTATTCGCGAGGATGAGACTGAGCCTTACGTATCTGAGAATAGATATGAGGTTCTAGAGTATTGGGGTGTCCTAGATTCTAAACTAGCTAGAGAAGCAGGCTTCGACGAAGCTACTGACATGTCTGAGTTTGACGAACTACAGGTAAACGTCTGGGTTTGTGGGGGTATGATACTTCGCTGTGTCCTAAATCCATTCACACCTGCTCGTATACCATATCAGGTATTTCCATACGAATTAAATCCGTATCAACTCTGGGGTACTGGCGTGGCAGAGAATATGGAATACTCACAGAAGCTGATGAATGGTCACTATCGAATGGCTATTGATAATCTAGCCTTGGCAGGTAATCTAGTCTTTGACGTTGATGAGGCTAGCCTTGTCCCCGGTCAGAACATGGACATCTTCCCCGGAAAGATTTTCCGTAGACAGTCGGGGGTTACTGGAACAGCTATCAACGGACTAAAGTTTCCAAACACCGCAGGTGAAAATCTGCAGATGTATCAGATAGCAAGGCAACTTGCTGACGAGGACACAGGAATACCGTCGATTATGCACGGTCAGACAGGCGTTACAGGCACAGGACGTACTGCGGCAGGTCTATCCATGCTAATGGGGTCTGCTGGGCTTTCTATGAAGACTGTGGTTAAGAATATAGACGACATGTTGTTAAAACCACTAGGGGAGGCATATTTTCAATGGAACATGCAATTCAACGACGATGCTCCCGATATTGTGGGGGACTTGGAAATAAAGCCGAGGGGTGTTGCTGCTGTAATGCAGAAAGAAGTTCGGAGTCAGAGGCTTACAGCCCTCCTCCAGACTGTCGCAAACCCGATGCTTGCGCCCTTTATCAAGATACCTAATCTTATGCGGGAGTTAGCTATCTCTCAGGACATAGACCCTGATAGTTTAGTTAATGATACTAATGAAGCACAATTATATGCAAAAATGTTACAAGGAATGATGGCAAATGCTCAACAAGCAGCAAGCGCAGAAGCTAGCCCCGCTGGTGCAGGGCAAGGAATGGGAAATGATGGAGGAGTACCTGAAGGACCTCAGGGAACTGACGATTCAGGGCGTGGTAACGGCACAATCGGAGTCGGAACTGCTCCGAGCGCAGGGGAAGCTGGCTTTACTGGAAATCCTCCTCAAGCTGAAGAGTAGCCAAGAGGCAGTAGTCCTCAACGAGAATAGAAAAGAAAACAGCACATTTATTTATGAGTAGTATAGACAATGGCAATAACATACACGCAGGCTCAGACACTAACTCCAGACCAGTATCATAATAGCTTTGTCAACTTCTATCAGCAAGTACTAGGAATAAAAGGTACGTACAGTGGTGGAGGTGACGATACTTCTGATGAGCAAGAAGAGACAACAACTGGCGTAAGCTATAATGTGTCTCCTAGGGACGACGATGATATGTCCCCGTTTGTTCCGGGGTCTTCCTTTGTTAAGTCTGACGGTACTATGGACATAAACGTTATGGCCTTAGACCCTAAGAATATTAATTCAAAAATATCTGAGTCAGAGGCGTTTGGCTCTAAGACTTTTCGCAATGACAGGGTAAACCTTTTTAACCTTCCTGACGATTCTAGTCTTAGGGAGAAGATAACTGATAACTTAGAACCTGCAGTTAAGGGGGTTTTTGCAGCTGCGAGTTCAATGGGGCAGACCAGTTTAGTAGGAGCAGGTTTAACAGGCGGTTTTATGAGCAGTCTTATTGGGGGAGAAACCTATAAAGACGAAATGGGGAATACCCAGTTTGACCCCACGGGAAACCCTGTTCTAAGTGCAATGGGTCAGATAACCAGAGACGCAAGAAAAGATATACTAACAAGAATAGCCGCAGAAGCGGAGGCTAACCCCTCAGGGGACTTGGGGTTTGCCGCTAGCATAGGAAACCTCATGGTTGTCCGAGGTCCGGGGGACGTATCTTACTCAGGCAACAGACAGGGCTTGTCTTTTCAACAGATAAAAAATATAGAAGCTCTATCGAAGGGTATACTCCCCGATACCTTCCGTTTTGAGAAGGACAAGGATGGTCAGAGTGGGCTATTCATGGGTAACAAGAGAATTAATACAGGCATTGAGGAGAGTGGGGGTGTCTACTTAGACCCTAATAATAAACAGGCAGGCTTCTATAGAGCGGATGGAGCTATCTATACTCACAGGTTTGGATATGCTCCTGTGGGTATGATGTCGGACGTGGAAACCTTGGCTAAGAACTATTTTCCGGGCATGGATGCTAAAACGGCACGAGATTTAGCGTTAAGTGCTATACAGAATGCTAGGGCAGGGAGTGGCACTCTTCAAAGTAATTTGCGTGACGCAGCTTCGTCTACCATATACAATATGGACATGGATTTCTTGGATGATGAGGATAAGTACTCAGGGATAAGAACCCGTGAAGAAGACCTAGAGTTACAAAGAGAACAGGAAGCACAACAAAAGGCTGAAAGAGCCGCCGCTTCAAATCGCGCAATACAAGCTGCAAAAAGAAGAACTGAATCAAAACAAAACGTAGTAGACAGGCGTGAACAACGGGATATAAGTGAAGTACAAAAATTACAAAAAGAAGACCCTACGTTTGAAGACGCTTTTAATAGGGGCGGTTTCATAGGTATGAACAACGGAGGCTCCGTGCCTGACCAAGGGGGTCAGTCAGGGTTTGTAGATGGTGTGCCTCCTAGCCAAGCAACAGATGCACAAGAAGTAGCAGATGACAGACGAACCCAACTACCTGAGGGAGCATTTGTCCTAAACGCATCTTCTGTAGAGTTTGCGGGTGAACAAGACATATCCAAGATGCTACTCGACGCACACGAAGAAGCAATCCGCAGGGGTGCGGTATCACAGGGTACATCAGTAGATGCTACTCGTAAGATGATTGACGTTGCGATATCTCGCGGTGAAGTTGTTGTAGCCCCTTACATGGTGAAGATTATTGGTCTTGACCGCTTAGAAAAAATAAACAAGCGTGGCATTAGGGATACTGAGCGTAAGATAGAAGAGAATGGGCAGCAGGTTCAGGGGGCAGCAAAAGGTAAACTTATAAATACTTACAGGGGAGAACCTCTAGACTCTGATGAGGTAGATTTCACAGTTGATTATGGTTACGGAAAAGAAGACGTAGGAAAATTTCATACTCCTGACATAAACAGGGCAAAAAGTTACGTCAATACTCCCTTTGTAGAAAAAGGTAATAGAGTAATTAAAAGTAGAAAAGTAACTGTGGATGAATTGTTTGATGGTGTTAAAGACGCGTGGAAAACACACGCCAAACAAAACACAGACTATTTTGCAAGAATGCCAAAATCTGAATTAAAGAAAAATATAGATTTTATCGACACTTTAAAAGAAGAAGTTAAGAGTGGTAAAGGACGTTCTATAAACGATATAGCAATTTTTATTCAAGAACAAGTATTTCACGATGATAAATCTAAGATAAATTTTATAGAAACATTTAAAAACGACCCGAAAAGTGCATTTAAGTTAGCAGGTAGGGCCATGACTAAAATAGCTACTAAGATGACACCACCAATTGCTATTTTAGAAATGGCGGTAGGGGCATTTGCACCCACCACCGTTGCCGATGCAACTCTGCAGGGAGAGAATGGTCAGGAACTAGAAGGCGCGGCTATAAGACGTTCTTTTCTAAGGGGTGGATTTTTAGATTCTGCTGTTGGGCTTGACTCTCCCACCCTAACTAGTCCTCAGGGGACTGAAGATATTCCTCTACCTGACAATAGTGGTATGTCTAAAAACAACAATATGTACTTTGATTACAGGTTTGGGGACATTAAGGATGCTATACGTCAGGTAGAAATTAAAGGATTTGAAGACCAACCTTACATATTTACTGGTGTAAAAAAGAAGGGTGGTAAAGCTTCATCTGCATTCGGACCTATGCAAATTACCTCATCAACATTACGTGATTTGAAAGAGCGTAGTGGCGATTACGAAATGTTTTCTGATGATATAAAAGATTACGTAGAAAAACTTATTCAACAGGGTGACGATAAGGTGAACCTAGAATTGTATGGCAGTGTTTACAGAGATGAAAAAAGACAGACAATAGGCAAGGATGCGAGAAACAAATTAAAAGGCTACGGGGCAGGAATTATACCTATCGACGACCATGAAAAATATTATGAAGTAGTTTCTGACGCTACCCTCAAACAAAAATTACTCGACCACGGCACACTAGAGGAAGCTCTATCTTCTTACGGAGAAGGTATGGAGTACGCTAGTAAAGTGTTAAAAGGTTTGGGTATTTCCAAGAATTAGTCAGCTACCCGTACTACGGCCCTGACATAACCGAAGCGGCTACCTACAGCCAAGTAGCCCCGCATTATGAGGTAAATAAATGGCAAAAGTAAAAGGCCACAGAGCCAATAAACCTAACGACTCTTTCGGAACTATAAATAATGAAAATTTATACCGTGGAAATTATAAGGATGAAGTATACAAAGATGAAGAAGATACTACAGAAAATGTTGAAGCTTCCTCAGACGATAATCAACCTGACCCTGCAACAAATGCAGCTACTCAGGATGCAAATAGCTTTGTCAGTAAACCAGACTCTTCTGAGCCTGAACACGACTATAAAAAACGTTATGACGACCTTAAAAAACACTATGACAGCAAAGTTTCAGACTTTAAAGAAGAGCTTTCGTCTCTTCGTAAAACGATGGAAGAACGCGCTGTTGAAATGCCTAGGGGAGTAACACCACCAAGGACTCAAGAAGAACTTCAAGAGTTTAAGGAACGTTACCCTGATGTATTTGAAGTAGTGCAAACGGTTGCGTCTATGCAGACGGAATCACAGGTGTCACAGCTTCGGCAGGAAATAGGCACTATCAAGGAACGAGAAAAGGAACTAGAAAAGCAGAAAGCGTACGAAGAACTGCTACGGTTGCACTCAGACTTTGATGAGCTTAAATCTTCAAAAGAGTTTTTAACATGGCTCGAAGAACAGCCAAAAACAATTGCTGAAGGTATCTATAAAAACAGTACTGATGCAAAATGGGCTGCTCGTGTAGTGGACCTTTATAAGGCCGATACTGGTCTTAACAAACCAACAAAGAAGAGACAGCCAAGTGCGGCAGATGCCGTTACAAAAACACCTGTCAGGGATGTCCGTACAGACTCTAATAGTGGAAAACGTACATTCAAATCTTCAGAAATCGTCAAGATGAAACCTTGGGAGTTTGAACAGATGGAATCTGAATTAGACGCTGCAAGGGCTGAGGGGCGAATAGACTTTAACTCCTAAAAACCTCAAAAAGAGACAAGGAAGGAACTAGAACATGGCGTTCACTACTTCTTCTGGATATGGAAACTTACCTAGTGGTAACTTTGCACCAGAAATTTTTAGCCAAAAGGTTCTCAAGTTTTTCCGTCGTGCTTCGGTTGTAGAAGATATTACTAACACCGATTACGCTGGCGAAATTGAAAATTTTGGCGATACTGTTCGTGTCATTAAAGAGCCTACAGTAACTGTGTCATCATATCAGCGTGGTTCAGTGGTTAATCCACAGGATTTAGCTGATGACCAAATCACTATGGTTGTTGACCAAGCAAACGCATTTGCGTTTAAGATTGACGATATTGAAGAGCGTCAGTCTCACGTTAACTTTGAAGCATTGGCTACATCTTCAGGTGCATTCGCTCTGAAGCGTAAGTACGATGCAACAGTCTTGCAAGCAATCTCAGACGGTGCAGGTATTGCCGCGTCTGCTGTTTCTGGCACGACTCTAACCACAACTGCCGCGGCAGGCGACATTGGTACAGCTAACGCTCCTATCAACGTTGAAACAGATGATAACGGCATCAACATGATGTTAGCTATGGCTCGTCTACTAGACGACCAATCTGTGCCTGAAGAAAACCGTTGGTTTGTAGCACCTCCAATCTTCTATCAGAAGATGCTACAAGCTGGTAACAAACTAGCTGAAGTTCAAGTAACTGGCGACAATAGCTCCCCATTGAGAAATGGTTTAGCATTGCCGGGAACATTTGCAGGCTTCCGTTGTTACAAGTCAACTGCGCTTAACAGCACAGGTGGCACAGACCAAGTGACCCTAACTGACGCATCTGCAACTCTTGCAACTGATGCTTCTGAGAACATTGTTCTTGCAGGTCACATGTCAGCAGTTTCTACTGCATCCCACATCGCTAAAACCGAAGTGGTTCGTTCAACTGAATCGTTCTCTGACGTTATTCGTGGATTACATGTTTTTGGGCAAAAAGTATTGCGCCAAGAAGCTGTTGTTCGCGGTGTCATTGACTTCGCATAGAGGAGATTGACTAATGGCTACTTTTGACCATACCATCACTGGTGGTGGAACTGTAGGACATCCCGCTCATGCGATTCGTCCTTACATCGTGCAGTCAAAAATCTTTGATGCTGCCGATGACAACCTTACAGCTAACGATGTTATCAAGATGATTGACCTTCCTGACAACTCCATCGTTCTTGGTGGTTGTCTAGACGTTCTTGAAGCTGGTGGTTCTAGTGTGACTTTTGATGTTGGTATTAGTACTGACATTGATGCCTTCTGTGATGGTGTCGATGGCAACGCTGATGCTATCTACAACTTTCACCCAACAGCCGCAGGTATTAACACTGTAATTGCTACAGATGCTATCCAAGTTAAAATCTTGGGTGCAGACTCTGCAGTAGTTCGCTTCCGTGTTATTGCTTTGATTGCTGATATTGGCGACCCAACTAAATTAGTACAGACTGCCGCAGTTCAAACTGGGGTCTAATACTAACACTCAGGGGGCAGGGTAACTTGCCCCTTGAACTCTAGAAAGGTAATTGACTATGACTAAACGTAAAGGTCTATATGCCAACATCGCAGCCAAGCGTAATCGTATCAAAGCAGGTAGTGGAGAGAAGATGCGTAAGGCGGGTAGCAGTGGCGCACCTTCTAAGGCTAATTTTAAACGTGCATCACAAACAGCAAAGAAGAAGTGATGGCACGTAAACCTGACAACATGCCCAAGCGAAACAAGAAGAATTTCCGACCAACCAAGTCGGGAGCAGGTATGACTGAGGCTGGTGTTAAAGCGTATCGTAAGAAAAATCCCGGAAGTAAGCTGAAGACGGCTGTTACGGGTAAGGTTAAAGCAGGAAGCAAGGATGCAAAACGTCGTAAGTCATTCTGTGCTAGGTCTGCAGGACAAATGAAGAAGTTTCCTAAGGCGGCTAAAGACCCGAACAGTCGTCTGCGTCAGGCACGTAAGAGGTGGAAATGTTAAACATGTTGATAGGGCCTGTAGCTGATTTAGCAGGTACATGGTTAAATGGTAAGGTAGAAGAGAAGAAGGCTCAGTCAGCAACTAAAGTAGCTAGGGCGCAAGCCGAGGCTGTAGTGATGCAGAAGAAAGCTACTGGTGAAATTGATTGGGATTTGGAAATGGCGAAGGGTAGCCAATCCTCGTGGAAAGACGAGTGGTTGGTAATTTTGTTTTCAATACCCTTAATATTAGCCTTTATTCCGGGGATGGAGGAAGTAGTATCAAATGGGTTTGCACAGCTTGAAGCCATGCCACAATGGTATCAGTACAGTCTTGGCATTATTGTTGCCGCTTCTTTTGGTGTACGCAGTGCTACTAAACTCTTCGGTAAGAGGTAGTCCTAGCCCCGATATAGAATTTGTTAGACCAAAGAAGAAGCAATGGCCGCACAAACAATTTTAGAATATAAGATAGTACCTCGTTTAATGATGCTCGTAGTGACAGTTATGTACATTAGAGTAATTGAATGGGGTATGTCCTTAGATGACTTGAGTACACAGCAGAGTGCGATGATATCTGTAGTCTCAGGTGCGATGACAGGAGCGTTTGCAGTATGGTTAGGTTCGGAGACTAAGAAATGAAGAAATCAGTACAAGCACCCAAGGGATTTCACTGGATGAAATCAGGTAACGGATACAACCTTATGAAAGACCCTAAGGAAGGTTACAAATCCCATAAAGGTTCGTCTAAGAAGGCATCTTTTGATATACAGAAGGTTCACAAAAAATGAACATAGACAAGTTAAGAGAAGAGCTAGCCGAAGACGAGGGGTGTAAGTATGAAATTTACCTCGACCATCTAGGGTTGGCTACATTTGGAATAGGGCATCTAATAACAAAAAATGACCCAGAGTACGGTAAAAATGTAGGCACTGTCATAGAACAGGGTCGTGTACAGTCTGCATTTAATCTTGATATCGCTGTTACAATAGAAGACTGTCACAGGCTCTATAAAAACTTCGATGAACTACCCGAAGAAGTGCAATTAATTGTTGCGAACATGATGTTCAATCTTGGTTATCCGCGTCTGTCCAAGTTCAAGGGTATGAAGGCAGGAGTCGATGCTAAAAGCTGGTCTTCTGCAGCCGATGAGATGGTTGACTCAAGGTGGTACACCCAAGTCCCTAACCGCGCAAGACGTTTGGTAGATAGGATGAGACAGGTAGGTAGAGATGGCTAAAGCAAAGAGTAAAGTTAATCAAGCTGGTAACTACACTAAGCCTACGATGAGAAAAAGACTATCTATTTTAGACGATGCAGCAATAAGTTTAGAAAAGTCAGGGTACTATAAACATTTCCCTGAAGACACATATCAATCCCTAGTTATAGAGAGAAGGAAATTATATAATGGCTATTAACACAACAAGAGCAAAACAAATCAAGAAAAAATTCCGTAAAAACTATGGCTCAAAGCCAAAAATAACAACATCGGAGATTAAGGGAAGACGTGGGGCAGTTAAGGCTGGACAGAAAACTTACGCAAAAAAAGATGGAACTATAAGCCGACTAACTCGTGAGCAAACATTACGCACTATGCGAAAGTTAAATCAAACAGCAAAGAATAGACCAAAAACACCTAAACGTATTGGTGGTACTACTACGCTAAAGAAGAAGTAATGCCATTTATCGCAGATTCTAAAATACATGGTCATGGTGTATTTGCAGATAAGGAATACTCTAAGGGTGATACCTAAGTGGTCAGTAAATTGTATAGATAGAGTATGGATAAAATAGCTATGAGAAAAGTACCTAAGAAATCTACAGTAAATAAAGCAGGTAATTACACAAAACCAACAATGCGTAAACGGCAGTTTAATCGTATTAAAGCTGGAAACAAAGGTGGTGCTTCAGGTCAATGGTCTGCACGTAAGGCACAGATGCTTGCAGTTGCATATAAGAAAGCTGGTGGCGGTTACAAATAATATGCATATCATAAAAGGAGAGGGTTATGATAGCGGAGACAATGGCAGGTATTGCTCTTGTCAAAGCAAGTGTGGACGGAATAAAGAAAGCCATCACAACTTGTAATGATATAGGCGATATAGCAAAATATATAGATGGCATATTCGAGGGCGAACAGCAGATACAAAAGAAAAGAAGCAAAGCCCAGAAAGACCCCTTTGCTGTAAACA